ATGCCACCGGGGTTGGCTCCGTTCTTCATCACGCTCATGTTGTGCGTCTTCGCGGTCATGTCACTCGCGATTGAAGAAGCACAAGGAATCAGCGGTGAAAAGCCTCGCAACGAGTCGTCGGGATTGACATAGCGGTAGTGGATGACCTCCCACGGCAACAGCATGATGTCGCCATTTTGGTCTCCAATCACAGGAGCGGGGATCTTGTCAGACCTCACTCCGCCCTGCTTGTACCTCCACGCGACCAAGCGACCGTTCTCGACCTCCGCCTCCATCAAGTCGGGGCTGATCGGGTAAATCTCCTCGGGGAACTCTCCTCGCGATTGCAGCCGACCCGCGCCTTCCTTCGCGAGAATCCAAAAGCACTCACCTCGCAAAGCCATGAATAGTTCGGTCGCTTGCCACAGTTGCGCCCCCGTCATGTGTGGGTTTGCACGCAGCATCGTGTCCATCAGAGGATGCGTCAGGATTGGCTCTGCGCCCTTGAACTTCGAACCCGTGAACCGTTGCGAGTTGTTCGCTTTGGACAGGTGGCGGTGAATGGCGCGACGACCATTCTTGGCTCTTGGCGGTTCGGGAGGCAGTCCCTTGCTAACCAACTTCTCTTGACGCTGCCTGATAGTGTCTGATGTTTCTTGGTAGACCAAAAACGGGGCTTGCGAGATGTTGATTGCGCGAACCATTGCTGCGGCGTAGACCCAAGCGTGATTGCTGAATGGGTCGGTGGCGCGACGAATGGGATCGGTTCTGATTCCATAAATGCTTGAGACGAAGTTCTGATACGAACGCATAATCCGTCCACCCGCGACTGTTCGCTCGCGATTGGTACCGTTCATGGAGGCGTTGATGTCAAGTTTCTCGCCATCCGGTCCGTAGAGGATGGATCGGCTACTTGTCATTCTTTGGAACCATAAACACAGCCTGCGGGTCGTACTCGGAGATGTCTTCTAACAGACCCCACGGGTCAAAGATCATGGGCTGCAATGGTGGGGTGGCAATCGGATTTTCAACCACCTCCGCCTGCTTCTCCTTACGAGGAGACTTCGACTTTGGCTTCGGCTCTGTAGCGGTCACCGCCATCGCACTCTGCTCACTAGCGGTTGCGCGGTACTCGTAGTTCACGCCATCAATGACGGAGTCGTCCAAGACCTCGCCGTCACCATCCGATGGAGTGGCAATGACCGTCCACGACGAAACGCCGACCGCTCGTCGCTCAATCAGAACAGGGTCGATGGATGTGTCGAAGCCGCCGAACAGGATTTGTACGGCGGAATCTGTGCGCGAGAGGACGATGGATGGGGTGTTCTTTGGCATAAATGCTCCTGCTACTGTGCAATGTAATACACGACTAGCACTCTACCAACAACCGTGTAGATCAATCGTCACTTTCGGTGATTCAACTTGTCCTGCTTGTCATCCAACTCGGTCTCGACGCTCTTTAACTCATGCTCCAAGCGTCCGATCCGATTCTCCAAATCCTTCATGTTGAGTTCGACGATGTGCTTTTGATTGGCGACCTTCCAAACTAGAGCCGCTGTTACGCCGATCCCTGCCAGCATCATGCCGACAGGAACAAGGGTCGTCTCTGTGAAGGTTGTGTCCGCTAGAACCGCTTGCGACTTCTCCGATAGCACCACTCCCAAAGAGGTCATCGTAGTTCCAAGTGTTCCCCACAAACCAACCGTTGCAGGCGTGAAAATCTCCATCCTTCGGTCTCCATGCTTGCTGTCGGCAGGCAGCGCGTACATCCGATCACTTCTTCGTTAACTTGGACATCAAGGTGCTGATTGGGAAAACGCTTCCTGCCATATAGCAAGCCACGCCGACGAGGGCGGTAAACCAAATACCGCTGAGGAACGATTCAATAGATGCAAGGATCATGGATTCTCCGTTTTCTCTGATGGGGCTGTTGGTAACACAGGAGGCTGCTCCGCCGCCGCTTCGCGGTGCTGCTTCCACACTTTTCGGAATGCGATGTCAAACTCAGGGTCAAGTCCGCGCTTTGCAGCCACGAACTCTCGCATTGTCGTTGGGTCGTTACTGTCCATAGCCGCCGCCGCGATCTCCGCTTCCTTGCGGGCGCGAGGGGTGACTAGACCGAGAACACCACGAAGGAACGACCCTACTCCCGTGTACCACAGGACGAAGCCGATTCCGATAATACTTAGAGCCAATAGACCGTAAGTGAGGGTCTTTGCCCACCACGGCGTGATGTCCTGAACGCTTGTAAGGGACTTGGCGACCTCTCCAACAGAATCAACAATCTCATAATGCTTGCCGATGATCGAATCGGCATTGACCACAATCTGCTCCTGCTCGGCTACGCCTGCAATAGCCTCGACTTCGATCTTTTGAATGTTGGGGCGGGGGCGGGAAGTCTCTTCCCCGATGCCCTTGAACCTGTTTCCGCTTGTTTCCGCAAGTTCTTTGGTCTGCTGAGTCGTTTCAGCGATGTGGGTCGAGTTGGCTCTGATGTCCTCCGCCGATGAGGCGATCTTGCGAGTCGCGCTTTCGCACCCACTAAGCGTCATAAGGACGAGTCCGATGAGACCGAAGGAAAGGATGGCTCGTGTTTGCATGGTTAGTTTTGTCATGGTATCAGCCATCAATCAGATCCCTGCCTATTCCCCATCGGGTATTCGGCATTCTGTCGCCATGTGGATGTGCCTTGCCTCACACGGAACGATAAATATCGGGGTGCTTTTGCCAACACTAACCCCCTCAATCTTGTTTGCCATGACCTCCTCTGCCTCGCAGTAGGTCATATCTCCGTTTTCCATCAAAGTGTCCATGACCTTGGCTCTGTCATACACCACGCAGGGTCTGCCCGCGCGAACTCCAACCCCCATGATGGCGTGATCCATGCCATCAACGAAGTAAAGGATGCCGCCCGTCAAGACAACCTTGACTTCGCAAGCCTTGCACAAGTCGCGAAACTTTGCATTGTCCACCATAATGGGTATCTTACTCCAAGCACTTGCAATTTATTCAAGTCATCACGATGTTCATACCGACATTCATGTACGCCAAGGATGGCATACACAACAATCGACAACATCGGCACAAACGAACGACTCGCGAATAACGCAAGCGGCTTTGTCATACTCACGATCCAACATGATCGGGGCATGATCGACGCGCTTCTTATCAAGATCCTCAACGGTCAGTACGAAACTAACGCGCTGATGTACCCTTCGGAAGTGTTCGCGATCTTCGGTGAAGCCGTATCGCTAATCTGCTCAACCATGCCACAAGAAGACATTGAACGGTTCAAGAGGCTCGCCGATGCAGGCAAGTCCATCCCGCCGCAACTCGCGCAGGCTGTCGCCAACACGATCAGCCTAATGAACGCCGAACTCGCAATTGCACGCGAAAAAGAAAACTCCCGCGCTGATCGCGGGAGTCTAAAGTCGTCAGCCGTCCTGAAGTAATTCAGAACGGGATGTCTTCGTCCGTAACACCTTCGGACTTCTTCGGCGCGGCAGAGCGTTCACGCGGCTCCTCAAAGCGGAGCGACATAAACTTGGAGCCTGTGCTGCTCTCCTTGATCCACGCCGCGATCTCCATCTTGACTCCGTTTAAGAGACAAGATCCCTTGTAATCAGGGTGAGTATCCTTTTCCTTGCGGTCGTTGCGAAAGAGTGAGCCGCTGTTCTCTTTGTGTTCGTATCCAGCCATTCAAATCTCCTTTGTTGGGCAACCTGTCAGTAAGATCAGGGTGCGGTTCCGTAAGGGCGCACGGATGCGCCTGCTAAATTACACGGGAGGCTTGCGGTGACCCGCCCACCTACCAAGTTTCTAAGTTTACTTGGACGCAAGATGCGCCCCCAAGCCTCCCACCTTTAGGCAAGTTCAAGTTGCTTGACCCACTTGTAGCGAAATGCGATTTCAACCTCGTGAGTGAGTTTGGGTGGTACTGCCACCTCAATCTCGTCACCGTTGATTTGCAACGCGATATTCTTGTTTGACGATACTGTCTCAACGGCGTGAACCATCCACAGCATGGTTGTTGCTTGATCAAGCCCTTCAACGACTTCTAGAATTGAAGACGGGTATTTGTGTGCTGACTCAATGATGAGGTTCATGCCGCGCTGACGAAACGCGCGAATGAACTCCGCCCGTGCTACTCGCTTGCCCGCAATCGAAACTGTGCTTTGCTTTCCTGACATGGTTCCTTCCTAACGACACGATAGTGCCGAATGTGTTTCAAAAACCCCTACCGCTTCGCCAATGGCTAACGGGAGGGGCGACCACAGGCGAGACGAGCAGTCAGCCTGTGATCTGGGGGGTTCGTTCGCGACTCTGCTCAGTCGCGGCAACCTCACTCCCATTCGGGGGTGAGATCATCTTGTTCGTCGTCGCAGTTCACCATCGGCACCGCGCTCATGCGCTTCGCGATGGCGGGAAAGACCTCTCGGTCGAACGCGCTGCCGCGCTCGGCGAGAAGAACCTCTCGCTCAACACCGCTTCGCTCGACCTTGGCGGTCGCGCTGTAGTCGGCAACCGCACCATCACAAACTGATGCGGTGATTTGAATCTGCTGTCCGTTCTTGAGTGTGTGCTGAAAGGTAATCGTCATTGCTCGTCTCCTGAAGTTGAGTCGATCCCCTTGATCGACACGCGCATCATAGCAGGCACTACACTCTTGTCAAGTGGTGTATCGGTCAATCGGGAGATTTTCCTGAACTTTCTTTTGGGATCAACCTGTAGCCGCGCCGCCACAGCACCTTCTCTATGTCGTTGGCGGTCTCGGTGACAGCCTCCTCGGCGAGTTCGGGACGCGAGGCGTGCAACACTTCGTGAATCAGGACATTTAACGCCATGCGCCCTTGCAGCGCACGCCGCACTCTGATGATCGGGGTTGAACCCGAATAGCCACAGTCGCCGTAGCGATCAGAAGGAATGTCCTTTGAAAGAACGAACCATATGAACCAACGCTTGCCGTTGAGGATGACACGCATCCTGTCTTTTATGGCATTCTTATGAGTCGAGCGTCCCATTGCCGTCCTCCTGCGGGTCGATAGTCAACAACCGCGTCGATTACGATCAACGCAGTTCCCCATTGGCTTGTGTCTTTTCGCATCATCCAAGTTGGATGCAAAGGTCCGGTTGTGCCGACATTCGCGTACCAACACGGCAGCGGTATTCGCGCCGTCCTCTTCGCTTGCGTCACATCCATCGGACGATGCGTGTGTCCTCTCACGACCAACTGATTAGCCTCGCCACCAAACAAGTTGGCGATTTGCAATCCTTCTAACTCGTCGCTGTTTGCGCCTGCATCGAAGCCGTGAACGAGACGCACTTGACCAAACGATGACACTCCATCCCTACCCTTGACATACGGCTTCCACACCCATCGGTTGAACTCCTTGCCGAACTTGTCGTGCTTGCGCCAATCAACAAGGGAGCGCAACTGAGACGGAACACGGCGCGGGTCTTGGGTCAGGATGTTGTCGTCGTGATTACCGAGATGACAAAGTGTGTGCGCCTTCCTTGGCAGACACGCGCGAATCGACTTGAGTAAGTTGTGACCAAACTCGTACTCGTCTTCTAGCGTGTGCGAATACTCCGCGCTTGAGGCGTGGACGCTTGCAGCCCCTGCCTCAAACAGATCGCCAAGATGCACGAACCAATCAATGCCTTTTAGACTAGAGATGGTGTCGCACATCCACTTCACCGTGCTAGGTGGAGTGAATGGAGCATGAGTGCAACTGATCGCAACTATCCGTACCGTCCTTGGCATGGAGACCTTTCCCCTATTAAAGTACGGGCAAAAAGGCTGATTCTTCGATTTTTACCTGTCAATCGTTGACGGTTACAGAGAACCCGCCATGTAGGGGCGAATCCAAATGGACTTGCGGAGCGAACGACCCGCCCCGTGAGGCTGATTTCGGAAGTGACCCCGCCGCCAATGTCGGCGCACCTTGGGATCGCAAACCTCTCCGTCCGCGCCCAAATCGGCTACGGTTTCGTTTAGCCCTAACACAATTCCACTCCATAAATCATGCTTCTTTCGGTCGTTTCGCTTTGGATTGCCCGCGCGAACGAGGGTTCCGCCGCGTTGAACGATCTCCGAAGAGCCATCCGACCGCTCGGAGTTCCAAAGGCAAAGAACCTTGAATATGAGTGAACAGTTCTTAAACATTGCCCCGCGCTCAACATCGACGAGTTTTGACTGCCACGGGTACTTTTGCCGCGCCTCGTCAATATCCATAGTCATCATGTCGCGCTTGCTGATGTAGTCCATCGCCTCCTGCCAAGTGTCCATGAACGGGATCAATGCCCATGAGCAAGCCCCCGCGCTGTCAACGATGAATACCGCGATACCTTGACTATTCTCGACCGATGACCAAACATTGGCGAAGCCAATGCCAACAGCCCGTACCTGTGCGGTTAGCGGCTGACCCGTGTTGGGGTCTCGCATGACCGCCTCGTAGTACGAATCCTTTCGTTCGGGAAGCATGAAAAGAATCCCGTTGTGCGACCATTCAATGTCTCGCATCGGAGCGTTGCCAAAGTCCGTTTGCTCCATCGCGTCGATCATCTCGTTGCTGATGAAGTATGTCGGCGCGGCGTGTTCACGCAATGCCCCCATGATGCCTCGCGCAACAAACTCCGCGTCCGTATCCTTGTCTCTGATGACGGTCTCGGTCGCCATGACCCACCACTTGTAGGGATCGACGAATCCGCTCGGCGGCTGAATCAGACGCGGCGGCTTGATGCCTTCGCGCAATTCGTCCGCACCAAAAATATCTTCGCGGTCTTTGATGATCTCGTCGAGCGTTGGTGGTCGCCTTTGCACAACACTCTCTTGCTGATTGGTAATCGGCTTGTTCGGAATCGGTGCAAAGAACGATTGCTCAGGAGTCATTGCGAACGGCGAAATGAACTTCTTGATGAACTTGCTCATTGCTTATTCTTCTTTCGGCGCAACAGGATGCCATTGATTACATGAATGGTGTCTTCATACAGACCGTTTTTCAGGTTGTCGGGATTAGCCAAGACCGACTCTCGACAGTCATTGATGTTCCACATCAGCGCATCGTCAGTCATCGAACCGTAGTGCCTCTCCGCCCATGCAAAGTTGAGATTCGGCACGCCGTTCTTGTCAATCCAAGAGGAAATGCCACTTGCGGAAAGGTGGCTTGGCTTGTTGTCGCTCGTCTTCATGCTCACATTATAACACAGCCCTCGACTTGTGTCAAGGGCTGCGGTTACAAAGTTTGGCAAGCGCGTCCGTGCGCTAGCGAGTGAATGGATTAGCGGCACCTAATGACTCGACCGACTTCACGAATGTCGATCTTTGAGTACGAGGTCGTCTTAGCATAATTCTTTGCTGCTTCGGGATTTTCCATCTTCCACCTATCGGTATCGAATCCGCTACGGCTGACCTGACTGACTGTGATGCGGACTCCTGCTCCGATGCCGACAGGGGCATCACCCATCGCCGCGACTAGCAGAGCCTTGGCATTCGCATGATCACTTTCGGCAGCGTCAACTCTCTGCTTTGCAGCCCGCTCGTTCAGTACAAGTTCCTCGGGCAGTTCCGCGATCATGCTGTCGTCGCGCTTGCGGGCGCGGAGAAGATCGAACGATGGAACCTGACCCTCCACAATCTCGGGCGGCGTGTCCTTGACCACATGGTTGTCCCACCACTCGCCAAGACGAGACTTAATCTCCTCCGCGAATGATTGGTCGAGAGGCACGGTGAATATTTCGAACGAGAACCCGAATGCAGCCCCTAGCCTCGCCACATAGCAGAGGTCGGAACCCGCGCAAATCATCTGATGGGTGACCTGAACAAGCACATGGTCGGGAACGCCGTCCGTGTTCGCATCGCCCCAATCCTTGAGTTGCCCTGTGGTCTTGGCTTCGACGATGGGACGACCGCGCTCAAACGCCTCAATCATGCCATCGACATTCGCGCGAAGGATGCCGTTCACAAAGGTGGCATCAGAGTGGTCGGGAGCCACAACAACAGGCTTACCGATCTTGACTGCCGCCATTTCGAGGACAGACTTCTCAAGCATCGTGCCGATCCATGCGGCTTCGCCTGCACCGCCGCCATCGACTCGACCACTCTTCTGAAGCCAAATATCGTAGGGGGTCTTGTACGACGACAGCCCGAGGATTGCCGCTGCGTCCGACGAGCCGATGCCCTTGTTTCGATCAGCGAGTTGTTGTTGGGAGATAACCATTCCGTCTCGTTCCTTACCCGCGCGTTGCAGCGCGATGACCACATGGGAGCGGTCTGAATTGGGCAACCTGATTTTTCTTGAAGACGAGCGTGCGCCCAACCCGTTCGCCTTCGATACTTCTGTTTGTAGCGATTGCTCTGATACGCCGAGGCGTGACCCCATAGATTCGCGCGAGGTCGGCAACCGTTACATGATCTGACAAGATGTTCCGCATTCGGTACACTATAGCGGTTTGCCACCCGCTTTCAATGCCGCACGCTTCTGCGCCGTCAGTATTCCTGAAATGCTTCTGCGAAGTTTCTTCATTGCGTTCTCTGCCCTTCGCTTCTTTGCGTCCCAAGCCTCGACGCGAGACTCAAGCGCGAGGACACGCGCCTCTGCCGTGCCTGCTTTCTGCTTCCTCGCCGTCTTTGCAGCCTTCGTCGCCGCTTCTCGCCTGATGACCGATGCGTGATGTGCAAAAAGACACCTGTACGCGCCCGAGCGGTAGGCATCTAGCGCACTCTGCGCCATGTCCTGAATGCGACACTCCATGCGGTTGCGCCAATCGCGCTTGTTCGGGAGAGAACTCTCCTGTTTGCAAGTTCGGTAGATCGTCTTGCCCTCGTAACTGATGTGCGCGATCTCGTGCGCGGCTAGGAAAAGGAACGCCTCGCACGCGCTGTCCGCTGTGCGGGGGACATCCCAATAGATGTTCCAATATTTCCAATCGCGGCGGTAGTTGCGCCGAGAGATGGAGAGATGAACCCTGTTCATGGTCAGGAACGCTCGACCGCTGCCGCGCCGTTTCTTCGCGTCCCAAATGGTGATTGACACCGCAGGGACTGAGTAAAACTCGCACAACCATTCGACCGCTGCTTTCGCCCAAGAGTCAGGAAACTCGCTTGTATTCTTCCATTGTCGGATGCTGTGGTCTGTCGGCATCTTCCACTTGCCGTTCTTGAGTGTTGGCATCAAGCCTCCTTCCTTGAGCATGGCACTTTACCACAACTATCAAGAGTTGTCAAGTGAGTCGCGCCAAAAACTATTTCTCCTATTTTCTGTTCACACCCCTTGACACTTATTCCGATTACGGTACAGTACGATAGTCGAGCAGCAAACGGGCTGACTTGACAAATCACAAACGCGGAAACCCCGCAGAAACGAGACGAGCAATGGCACACGAGATGACACAAAGTGACAGCCTGATTCTTCGCCGTACCGCCGCATGGCATGGTAAGGGTCGAGTTGTTCAGTCGGACATGAGTCCGATGGAAGCGTTCAAGGAATCGGGACTTGATTGGAACATCGTTACCACCAACCGCCTGTCGGGCTACATCGACGGAGACGAAAACACCAAGGCGTTCGCCACCGAGCGTTTCAAGATGATTGTGCGGGAAGACACGGGCGACATCTTCGCCGTTCAACCGTCCAATTGGACTCCGCTTCAGAACCATCAGATGGCGGAAGACGCGCAACTGATTGCTGACGAGATCGGCGGATGCGCGGAGACTTTCGGCTCCATTCGTGGAGGTCGCATCGTCTACACCGCTATCGGTGCGAAGGACGGCATTGAGATCGGAGGCAAGGGCGACTTCGTGAAGCCCTACTTCATCCTGTGCAACGGGCATGACGGAACCCTCGCGTACAAGTCAATGTGGTCGGGCATTCGTCCTGTCTGTGCGAACACCGTTCGCATGGCAATCGACGAAGGCAAGAAGGATGGATTTGCGTGGAGCCTCAAGCACACGCTCAACTTCCTTGAGAACCGCGAGTACGCCGTTCGGGTTTCAATGGCTTGGAAGAAGGCAACTGACAACTACGCCACCGCCATCAACAGCGTGGCAAAGAAGTCAATGACAGCCGAGCAGATTCGTGGTCTGTGGGTCGATGTGCTTGAGACGATGTACGGCGAGATCCCGCTGAACCCCGTCACCAAGCGTGAAGAGACGAAGAAGGCGACCTGTGTCGCGGCTCTCCGCCGCATGAGCAACACCTTTGACCGCGAGGCGGGTCAGTTTGGTGCGAACGCTTGGATCGCTTACAACGCGGTCACGGAGTTTATTCAGCACAGCGAACTCGCTGCGCGTAGCGCACCATCGTCAGATTCTCGCATCCATTCTCACCTCTTCGGACGCGAAGCGGAACTCCGCAACATCGCGTGGCGCAAGACAGTTGAATTAGTTGGCGCGTAACCATCCGCGCACAGTCGTCTGGTGACTCTAACTTGCGCTGCCGTGACCAGACACACGGCGGTGCTTTCAATTCAGCGGGTAAAATTAGCATGATGTCCAACAAGAACAGGTATTCCCCATCGGTGGAAATGATTCGTATTCTCTCTGCTGCCGCCGTTGATTCCATCATGGACAACAGGGCTACAGCCATCGGTCGCATCGGTGAGTTCGCGGTCGCCGCGATCTGCCGTAATGTTCGTGATGGCATTCACGCTGTCGCGCGTGTTCAAGTCGTCGGCAACGATGTCACCATAGAACTTTTCGATGATTGGGAACAAGCCCTGAACAAGTTTGGGAAACTTGTACGAGGCACTTGACACCTATTCCCATTTCGGTATACTAACAACGATGGTGACTAACGGGGTCACCTGATTCAGAGACGAAGGACACTACAAAATGCAACAATCAGAACAGATCGGAAGTCTCGCCGCCGCGCTTGCAAAGGCGCAACTAGAGATCGCGAACCCTGAATTCGATGCGGTTAACCCGCACTTCAAGAACAAGTACGCATCACTCGCGGCTCACACGGAGTCACTCCGTAAGCCACTCGCCAAGCAAGGGATCGCCATTGTTCAGTCAATCTCAACGACTGATCACAGCGTCTGCGTCACTACTCGACTCATTCACGCTAGTGGCGAATGGTTGGCTGATGGCGTGAGTATGGCTTTGCCTGAGAAGGCTACGGCACAGGTCTTGGGGTCGTTTGTGACCTACCTTCGCCGGTACTCTCTTGCGGCGTTTGGCTTAGTCGTTGGCGAACCCGACGATGACGGCGAGGAAGATCGCAAGAACCGCCCTACCTTCAACCCATCCGCTGCCAAGGGTGCAACCAATAAGCCCCCAAGCAAGCCGAATAAGCCCTCTGACGACTTCCTGTCCGAAGCCGCCCCTATTCGGTCTGCTTCGAACCTCGACCCCCTGATCGGTTCTGATCGCGCTGACGAGATCCTCAGTCGGTTGTCGGCTATCAGGCGGAATCCCGTAGCCCTGCTTGCCGCTATCGAAAGCCAAGGTTTCGATGTCTCAGACGGCATCGCGGGTCTACCTGAATCCATTCTTCCTCGCGTAGAATCGTGGGTCGCCAAGGCTGTTCAAGCCAATGGCGGGGGTGTCGCAGAACAAAACGAGGAATCTTTCCCACAAGGGGATGAAAAGCCCTCAAGGTTGGATACCCTTCGGACTCGCCGCTCATCAAAAGGCGGCTGATGTATAACCAAATGTTAAGTCGCTTCCGACGACTACTGCGCTCAGGCGTATCGGGAAGGGTGACGACTGCCCATAGACAAGGTCGAGGTTTCCCCGTCGAAAGGCGGGGAATTGTCGTAGGGTTTGGCTCTACCCTACGCCGAGTGTCAATCATTGACAGTCGCGCTATTCCCCGTCATAAGCGGGTGGTCAACCCCACCGAAATGAGCATTCTGACGGGGCGCGATACACGCTTTACGCCGAAAGGGTCAGCCAAGAATCGCAGCGGCTCTCCTTCAGGAGCCGCTCTGCGCTCCCGCCTCACGGGTAGCCAAAAAACCTCTCTACATCACGGATAATACGAGCATGACGAAAACAAAAAAGACGGTTGTTCCTCTCGCAGACCTAACTGACGATGCGCGGTTTCAGTCGCGCACCCGTACCGATACGGGAACAGTTGACGACTACAAGGAGTCGATGGCGGGGGGCGCGGTCATGCCTCCGATCACGGTCGCGCTCGTTGATGGCGTGATGTTCATCGTTGACGGATGGCATCGCGTGCAGGCAGCGCGTGAACTTGGCTACGAAGAGATCGAAGCCGAGATCATTCCGATGACTGAAAGCGAAGCGATGTGGCGTGCCGCAGCGGCAAATCAGTCGCACGGTCTTCGCCGAAGCAACGCCGACAAGATTCGCTCTGTCGAGATGGTTCTCACGATTTCCTCCACCGAGACGATGTCGGACAGAGAGATCGCACGGCGGATCGGGGTGTCGCACGAGTTCGTCCGCCAACACAGGATGCGCGAGGAAGAGGGATCGGAGTCTGTCGATGAGACGGACGAAGAGTCCGAAGGCGTGGATGGAGACGATGACGCTAGTGAGAATGCTGCTGACGAGCCAATAGTCGAGGCGAAGAAGAAGTACGCGGAGATCATCAGCATGATCGACGATGTGCGGGCTGCACTCGCGGTACTGTCAGCCGACCCCGCAGGATATTCCGTCAATTGGAACGCCATCGACGCTGACATCAAGAATGCCAAGCGTTGTCTGACTGATGCCAAGCCGCACGACCTATGCGTCTATTGCAACGGCGATGGATGCGATGCTTGCAAGCACACGGGATGGCTCGGAAAGGTTGCAATCGAAATGGCTCCCAAGAATCTCAAGAAAGGGCGCAAATAATGACCGACCTTTTTGTTTCCACGGAGTTGATCAAGCGCACGGGGATTTATCTCCGCCCATATCAAAACGATGCTGTTGAGGCTGTCGAGCGCGAGTTCCTGACCAACGACTCGACTTTGCTCGTCATGGCAACGGGTCTTGGCAAGACCGCGACCTTTGGCGAAATGATCCGCCGAATGTCTACCAATGGCAAGCGTTGTCTCGTGATCGCGCATCGAAGCGAACTTGTCGAGCAGGCTGCACGGCACATTCAAACGCGAGTTGGCATCAACGCTTCCGTCGAGATGGCAGAGCGGCGTGCCACCAACGGGATCTACTCCGATCCTGTTGTGGTTGCTTCTGTTCAGACCTGTGTCGCAGAGCGTGACGGGGCGAAACGAATGGAGCGGTTCAACCCCTCGCAGTTCAGCCTTGTCGTTGTTGACGAGGCTCATCACGCGACAAGTTCATCGTACCGAGATGTCATCAACTACTTCACGGCGGGTGGAGCGAAGGTTCTTGGAGTTACAGCCACTCCCGACCGAGCAGACGAAGAGGCTTTAGGTCAGGTGTTCGATTCGGTCGCGTATGAGTACGGTGTCGCCGAAGGCATTGCAGACGGATACCTAGTACCCATCAAGCAGACGATGGTGACGGTGAGCAGTCTTGACTACTCCGACTGTCGCACCACAGCGGGCGACCTCAACGGCGCAGACCTTGACCGCGTGCTGAAGTACGAAGAGACGCTCCACCGCATGGTCGAGCCGACCGTCAAGATCGCAGGAGAACGACGAACGCTCGTCTTCTGCGCGTCCGTAGAACACGCCGAACGGGTTGCCGAAATCATCAACAGGTACAAGCCGAACACGGCTGCTTTCGTCAGCGCGAACACGCCACAAGATCGCAGGCGAACCATCTTCCGAGACTTCGGTGACGGCAAGTATCAGTTCCTTTGCAATGTCGGCATTGCCACCGAAGGTTGGGACGACCCCGCTACGGACAACAAGGGTGTTCAGTTCATCGCCATGATGCGCCCGACCAAGAGCAGGAGCCTTTACTGTCAGATGGTTGGTCGTGGAACGAGGACGCTCGCGACTGTGATTGACGGGTTGGAAACGCCTGAAGCGAGGAAGGCTGCAATTGCGGCGAGCGCGAAGAAGTGCGTGACCGTACTCGACTTCGTTGGCAACTGCGGTCGCCACAAGTTAATGCGGGTCGCCGATGCCCTCGGTGGTAATTGGTCAGATGTCGTTCGTGATAGGGCTACAGCCAAGTCAGAGCAGGACGCGAACAACTCGTTGCTTGTCGAGATTGATGTTCTTGAACAGATGGATGAGGTCGAGCGTGATCTGAAGCGTGAGGCAGAGGAGAAGCGCAGGACTTTCATCAAGGTCAGCACGACCTACAAGACGCAGGACATTAACCCGTTCTCGTCGCTAGGAATCGTCCCGCAGCGCGTCCCTGGTTGGGCAAAGCGCATCCCCGCAAGCGAGAAGCAACTCACATTCCTCAAGCGCAATAACATCCCCAATGTTGACAACCTCAACACCAAGGAAGCAAGTCAATTGATCGACCACATCATGTCCTCCCCTTCAGATAAGCAGGCTTGGGTTCTGCGAAAGGCGGGTCTCGACCCCGCTCAGTTCGACCGCAAAGGCGCGTCCGAAGCAATCGACAAGATCAAGAAAGGCGAAAAGGTTGCATGATGGACGAGAAGAAGTCTCTTCTACGCGAGACAATGCAGGCAGTATCCGCACGCGCACTCGTCTACGGAAGCGCGAACCATCACTTTGCGCGAACGATTGGTGCCATCAACGCCATGTTCAAGCACAAGTTCAATGAGGACTTGACACCAAGCGATTGGGCGATGATGATGATGATTGACAAGATCGCACGGGAGCAGCACACTCCCAAGCGTGACAATGCCGTCGATATCGCGGGATACGCGGCGTGTTTGGCTCAATGTCGAGTTGAGGAAGGCAAGTATGACGGATCAAAAGTCAATCAAGACTGACGAGGCTCCAACCCGCAAGTACGCCAAGGAGGAGATTGTCTT